CAAACTTTTTAGGATTAGTAGTGCTATATATTTTATTAGCGACGTTATTAAACTGGCAAAAGCAACAACTTGGTTTATTGACAGCTATGGGCAGGTATTTCAGCACAAAAAATCTACGCGCGCCAAGCTGGCTACGCACAGGTTAAAACAAGTTTTACCTGCGTCGGGGCTTGGGTGTGTTCTTGAGGTTGAGGGTCTGGTAGAACGCTTTAAAAGTCTACAAGTTCCTAAGCCAGAGGAGCAATATTGTGGTATACTTAGCTACGGTTATAGCAATTTATTATACGGCTACTATACAGAACCTATAAAAACAACTTGGAGAATGGTGTAATGGCAAAAGCTGTTATATCTAATAGAATATACATAGATAATCCTGGCATACTGCACACTAAACACGTAATAAATCAGCTTACCTACAAAATACATAAAAATACAGGATCAAAGAAATTTACTAGTGTAGAAACTATTAGAAACTATAAGTCACTTACTAGTGGAATTATTAGTATGCCGCAAGGTAGAGTGGATCTTATACCTGAAGGTTATGAAATAGTAGATAAACGAGTACTAGCACCAGTACCTTTTCCAACGCCTAAGTATGCATTGCGTGAAGATCAGCTAGCAGTATACAACGAAGTTACAGATACTTGTTTTATTAATGCCTTAGTAGGATGGGGCAAGACTTTTACAGCATTACATATTGCTAGAAAGTTTGGTCAAAAAACACTAGTAGTAACACATACTACAGCACTGCGCGATCAGTGGCGTGATGAAGTAGAAGCACTATTTGGCATGCAGTGCGGTATTATAGGCAGTGGTAACTTTGATATAGAAGATCGAGCAATTGTAGTTGGAAATGTACAAAGTATAATAAAACACCTAGATAAATTACAAAAAGAGTTTGGTACTGTTATCTTAGATGAAGCACATCACTGTCCAGCTACTACATTCAGTGAAACTGTAGACACCTTTCACGCTAGATATAGAATAGCACTTAGTGGTACTATGACTCGTAAAGATGGCAAACATGTAATGTTTCAAGATTACTTTGGCAGCACAGTTTACAGACCTCCACAAAATAACACAATCAATCCCGTAGTACATTTAATTAAAAGTAAACTTAACTTAAAACCAAATGTACCATGGGTAGAAAAAATAAATGAACTAACACAAGATGAAGATTATAGGAAGTTTATTAGTGATTTGGCTAGTGTTTATGTTAGTACGGGCCATAGTGTTCTCGTTATAGCAGACAGAGTAGAATTCTTAGAAAAGGTCAAAGAATATGTTGGAGAAACGTGTTTGTTGGTTACTGGCGACACCAGCTATGAAGAAAGACAGTATGCAAAAGATCAACTGCTCAACAAAACAAAAATGTGCATTGCTGGTAGCAGGCAAATCTTCAGCGAAGGTATATCCATCAACATACTCAGCTGCGTTATCTTAGCAGTACCTATGAGTAATGATAGTTTACTAGAACAAATTGTTGGCAGAATAATGCGACCACATCCAGGTAAATTAAATCCAATAGTGGTTGATATACAGTTTAGTGGTTGGGCTGATAGAAAACAAAATACTGATCGGCTTGGCTTATATATGAAAAAAGGCTGGGAGACTATAGCGGTTTAAAAAATTTAACTTGCTATAGTTAACTAGTTATGTTATAATATTATATTGAGTAAGATATGGTTTTACGGTTTAATCTTGAAAAATTACAGCAAAAATCAAAGCAACACTGGGACTTGTTAGATATATTGCGAGATTATTGTAGTGGTCGTTGGGTTAAACTTAACAATGCCAAAATAACTAGGGATATGTTTAGTGGGCCTAGCTTTTTACTCAAGCCGGATCAGTTATTAAATGATAACAGAACTGATAGATTATTTATAATCCAATATATTAAACTAGCGGGTCGTAGAAATTGGCAATTTTACCAAGACCTAGGTTATAAATTTTTAGATTTAACCTACTATCCAGATATAGAAATCAGCACATTAAAATATAATCCGCTACTAGAAATAAAAAACAAACGAATATACTTCAAATACGAGGAATAAAAATGGCACTTAGCTTTAAACAAACAAAAGGTAAAGCTGTAACAAATAAAGTAGAAACTTACGAATACAAAGATGGCGAAAATACAGTTAGGTTAATTGGCGGAGTTTTGCCACGTTATATTTACTGGATTAAGGGCACTAACAACAAGGATATTCCTATTGAGTGCTTGGCATTTAGCCGTGAAAAAGAGAAGTTTGACAACATGGAAAAAGATCATGTGCCTGACTTCTATCCTGAACTTAAATGCAGCTGGAGTTATTCGATCAATTGTATCGACCCTAAAGATGGTAAAGTTAAGGCGCTCAATCTCAAAAAGAAGTTATTTGAGCAAATCTTAACAGCAGCCGAAGATTTAGGTGACCCTACAGATTATGATACCGGTTGGGACGTTGTATTCAAGCGTACTAAAACTGGGCCACTAGCATTTAATGTTGAATATACGCTTCAAGTATTACGTTGCAAGCCTCGCGCACTTACAGCAGCAGAACAAGCAGCCGCAGATGCAGCTGTTTCAATTGATGAAAAATTTCCAAGACCCAAAGCTGAAGAAGTCTTAGCACTACTAGAAAAAGTAAATAGTGGTGGTGAAGATGAAGGTACAGAAAGCGAACAAGAAGCTGTTAAAGAACTAGGATAATGCAAAAGCCCAGTGATCATGGTTACTGGGCTTTTTTGCCTAAAAAAGGTTATAAATGAAATTACTATTTACAGCAGACTTACACATAAAATTAGGGCAAAAAAACGTACCAGTAGATTGGGCTAAAAACAGATATAATCTACTATGGCAACAATTAGCAGAAAAACAAACCAATGCTGATGTATTTGTTATAGGAGGAGATGTTTTTGATAAGTTACCTAGCATGGAAGAACTAGAGGTATACTTTGACTTAATTGCTAGTTGTAACATACCTACTATTATCTACAGTGGTAATCATGAAGCAGTTAAAAAATCAACTACTTTTATGACCAATCTAGCCAAAGCTACTAACAAGATGAATCGCAAAGTTATAGTCGTAGATGATTACTACAGCGATTATGGAGTAGAGTTTGTTCCCTACAACAAGCTAAAAGACTTTGAACAAAATAATCCTTGGCCAGATGGTGGACAGATATTGTGCACACATGTACGTGGTAGTATACCGCCACATGTAACACCAGAAGTAGATTTAAATATTTTTAGCGGCTGGGATGTTGTCTTAGCCGGAGACCTACATAGTTATGAAAATTGTCAACTCAATATTCTTTATCCCGGTAGCCCTGTTACTACTAGTTTTCATCGTCAACCAGTTGACACAGGTGTTATCTTAATTGATACTGAAACATTAGTGCATAGTTGGCTAAAGCTAGAAGTTCCGCAGTTAATACGTTTAACAGTAGGTGTAAACGACCCTAAACCGCCAACACCTTATCATCATACAATTTATCAAGTTGAGGGTGATATGCAGGAGTTAGGTGGGCTAGAAGATAATGAATTAATTGATCGTAAGGTTATTAAACGCAGTACAGATGTGCAGCTAATGTTAGATGCGGAGATGACACTAGTCGAAGAAGTTCGTGAGTATTTAACCTATGTGCTACAGTTGGGCAGTGAAACAGTTGAACAAACTGTACTTGAATTGCAGGCACACCTAGCAAAAATAGAAAATGATGAATGAACACCACAACATGATATATGTAGCTAAGATAATTAGCGAACGTAAGCACGGTACTCAAGAATTATGGCAAAGTGAATTAGACAGTGCTAGGGACTGTGTATTACTAATAGAACAACTGGGATTTTTAAACAAGCGAAAGTTTTGGGGCAATGATAACAATCAAAGAACTACGTTGGAGTAATCTTTTTAGTTATGGTGCTAATAACAAGATAAACTTTGTACACGCTCCACTTACGCAACTAGTAGGTAGAAATGGACACGGTAAAAGCAGTATAGCACTTATCCTAGAAGAAGCACTCTACAACAAAAATAGCAAAGGCATTAAAAAGGCCGATATATTAAACCGTCACGTTAAAGATAAAACTTATACTATTGAGCTAGACTTTAGTCGTGATGATGATAACTATACAGTAAAAACCACACGCGGTGCACAGCAAACTGTAAAATTGCTGAAAAATAACAGGGATATTAGCGGGCACACAGCTACTACAACCTATAAGATGATTGAAGATATTATAGGTATAGATCATAAAAGTTTTGCACAAATTGTTTATCAAAGCAATGCTAATAGCCTAGAGTTCTTAACTAGTGCAGATACGGCGCGTAAAAAGTTTTTAATAGAAATACTTAATCTAACTAAGTATACAAAAGCAAGCGAAATATTTAAGGAGTTGGGTACAGATCTTAAACAAGAATTAAGCGGTATACAAGGTAAAGTTAGTACTATACAAGCTTGGCTAGATAAATATGCTAATACTAATTTAGTGTACAAACAAGAAGTAGCTGTACCAGTTCTAGATCAACAACTAGAACCACAACTAGTAGAAGTACAAGCACAAATTAGTAATATAGATAAATTAAACAAGCAGATTAATCAAAATAATACCTACAAAAAACAAATATCAACTATAGATATAACAACTACTCCAAAAGCTCCAGATGTTAAACAGCTACAAACTATGGAGTCTGACTATACTAATCACCTACGAACTGTTCGTGACGGTGAAGCATTTATTGAAAAACTAAATAAATTAAGTGGGGTTTGTCCTACCTGTTTTAGCCTAATAAATGAAGCAAAAGTTAACGATCTTATTGTAGAGCGAACTAGTGAAATTGAAGAAGCTAGGGCAAGTGGTGTAGTATGTGCTGTAATTATAGAAGATATAAAACAGCAAAAGCGCTTATACGATCAAGCAATTAGCAGAGTAGCAGATTGGGAAAAATTACACATACTAATTGATAATAGCTTACCACAACAAGTATTAGATAAAAATGACTTGCAACGTGAGTATGATAGAGTTAACAATTTGATTGTAAAAACGCGTGAAGAAATACAGCGTTGTGAGCAGCATAATACTAGTGCAAAAGCTCACAATACTAAAATAGATACAATTAAGCAGCAGTTAGGCGAAATGCGTGAAGAACTAGAAGAACACAATTTTCAGCTTGGCTTAATTAACGAGCGTATTGGTATAGTAAATATTCTTAACAAAACATTTTCAACAACTGGACTAGTAGCATACAAAATAGAGTGCTTAGTCAAGGATCTAGAAGAAATTACCAATCAATACTTAGTAGAACTTAGTGATGGCAGATTTCAAATTGCGTTTAAGGTAAACAGCAGTGATAAGTTAAATGTTGTTATTAGTGATAATGGACGTGATATTGATATTAATGCGCTTAGTGGTGGTGAAAAAGCTCGTGTAAATGTAGCTACACTATTAGCTATTAGAAAACTAATGCAGACCCTAAGCAGCAGTCGTATTAATTTATTAATCCTAGACGAAACTGTAGAAGCACTAGACGTAGATGGTAAAGAAAAACTAGTAGAAGTGTTACTCAAAGAAGAACACTTAAATACCTTTTTAGTCAGCCATGGTTTTAGCCATCCTCTCCTGGAAAAAGTAAATGTTATTAAACGTAATAACATATCTCGTATTGAAGGATAAAATAATGCGAGCTAAAAGATTTGAAAAATTATTAGAGCGCAAGCGTAAAAAGACTGACAAAGATAGACAAAAAATTGAGCAAGCAGATCAGGCCAGTCAAACACTATATACTAATCTAGATGGTAGTATTGACTGGACTAGACTAGCCCAACATGTTCACGAGGCTACTAGTGGTAGATAGTCGTCAAAAAGGTGCACGCACAGAAACTATTGCTAGAGACATGTTGCGTAAGCACACTGGCCTAAATTGGGAGCGGGTGCCTGGGTCGGGGGCACTCGACCCTAAACATCAGCTTAAAGGCGATCTTTACATACCTGGACAAAATAACAGGTTTTGTGTTGAGGTCAAGGGATATGCAGACGATCACATTAATAGTGGATTGTTAACGCATAAAACTCCTCAATTAGTAGAGTGGTGGCAACAAACACAGCGTCAAGCACTACAAGTAGATAAACTGCCACTGCTTATATTTAAGTATGATCGCAGCAAATTGTTTGTAGCTACAGTAGTATACGATCTTGATATGCTAGAAAATCGTTGGTTGTTATATAGCAATGGACAAGACTACGAGTTTTATATTATGCTCTTAGAAGATTGGCTAACCGGACCCACAGTTAAATTTGTATCTTGACACGGCCTAGCGTGTGTGATATAATAATAGATTACACTCTAAAAATACCATGAAAACCTTCAAACAAATAGAACAGAATCAAAACGCACTGATGATAGTAGATGCGCTTAATCTTGCTTTTAGATACAAGCATAGTGGCGCTAGAAATTTTGCCGAAGATTACCTACGCACAGTACAAAGTCTTAGCAAGAGTTATAAAGCTCGTTGGACAATTATTACCGCAGATCAAGGGTCAAGTAGCTATCGTAAAGAAATCTACCCACTTTACAAGCAAAATCGCAAAGACAAGTATGAGCAGCAAACTGAAGCTGAGCGTGCAGAGTTTGAACTATTCTTTGAAGATTTTACTAGCACACTAGAATTACTCGGCGAGCATTATCCTGTATTACGCTATCCTGGCGTAGAGGCAGATGATATTGCTGCTTATATAGTATCAAAGAAAAACAAATTAGGCATACCAGAAATTTGGCTAATGAGCAGTGATAAAGACTGGGACCTACTAATACAACCAGGCGTAGGGAGATTTAGTTATGTTACACGTAAAGAAACTACTTGGGAAAATTGGAACGATCAATATAGTTGTGAGCCGGAACAATATATTCATGTTAAGTGTCTTATGGGCGATAGTGGCGATAATGTCCCTGGTGTGCCTGGTGTTGGACCTAAACGTGCTCAGCAACTTGTTGAAGAGTATGGTACTGCCTGGGATATTATCAACAGTATTCCTTTACCTGGTCGGTACAAATACATTCAAGCGATTAATGAGTGCAAAGAACAATTAGAGCTTAACTATAAACTTATGGACCTACAAACTTATTGCAAGGATGCACTAGGTGTGGAAAATTGTAAAAATATTGATGAAATACTAGGACTAACACTAAAGTGAAATACAATACACAATTTTTTAATATTAATAGCAGCTATGATCATACGCGAGATGTAGCAGTTAAACAGGTATTAGAGTGCAGAGTAGATAACGCAGCCTACTTGCCTAAACGTGCTAATGCTACAGATGCAGGTGCAGACTTACGCAGCACTGAAAAGTGTGAAATCTATCCTGGCGAAACAAAAATGATCGATACTGGTGTAGCAGTCAAAATTCCACAGGGCTTCGGCGGGTTTGTATTTAACAGATCGGGACAAGGTAAAAACGGAATTATTGTGCTTAATGGCGTAGGCGTTATTGACAGTGATTATCGTGGAAATATAAAAATCGCACTAAAAAATATTAGTGAAAA